TCCCCTGCGTAAAGTATTTTTTTAATAAATATTTTTTAGATAAACTGAGATTTTACGGAGAAAAAAATGGCGACTCCTCAATTATCTCCAGGCGTACTCGTCAGAGAGGTTGACTTAACTGTAGGAAGAGCTGATAATGTTTTAGATAATATTGGAGCAATTGCAGGTCCCTTTCCAATCGGTCCTGTTAATTATCCAATTGATATTACAACTGAGCAAGATTTAATCAATACTTTCGGAAAACCAATTTAGACTGATGCACAATATGAGTATTGGATGAGTGCATCTTCCTATCTCTCCTATGGTGGTGTTCTTAAAGTTGTTAGAACTGGTGGAGAGATTCTCAACAACGCAAATGCCGGTGTTGGTGCTGCATCAACCACATCTTTAGATATTGACAATTACGATGATTATATTAATAATCATTCGGAAGGAAATAACTTTACATTTGCTGCGAAGAATCCAGGTTCTTGGGCAAATGATCTTAAAGTCTGTGTTATTGATGATCTGGCAGATCAAACTATTGGTATTTCAACAACCAATGTTAGTGCCCTTGGAGCACAAATTGGTTTTGGTGTTACTGCTGCAATCAATAATGTTGTTATTCCTGGAGCAGGAACAACTTCGCCTTTTAATGGATATTTAAAAGGTATTATTACTGGTGTTACAACAGATGCAACTAATGGTGCAAGTAGCATTGACGTAAAAATTGTATCAAGAGTTTCCTCTGCAGGAACTGAGACTCAAATTAATTATGCAGAAGGTACAGAATTTTCTTCATATGCAGTATCCACAACTCTTAGATTTGTAAATAATTCCGGTATTAATACAGGAACTGCAACTAGTGCCACATCAGTATCCGATTGGTACAATAACCAAACTTTAGGTTTAACAAATACTACAATTTATTGGAAGTCTATTGCACCAAAACCAGTTTCAAATCAATATGTTCTTGAAAGAAATGGTAAGAATGATGCTATTCACGTTGTAGTTGTTGATGATCTTGGAACTATTACAGGTAATCAAGCAACTCTTCTTGAGAAGCACGTTGGTCTATCTAAAGCACTAGATTCAGTTTCAGCGGTCAATTCTCCACAAAAGATTTGGTATGAGCAATATCTTGCAGATTTCTCATCTCAAATTTATGCAGGCGGAAATCCTTCAAGTGCAGCGGATTCTCACTGGGGAACAGCACCAAGAGCAACTGGATTTACAACGTATTCTGGTGTTGCTTCTGCTTCATTCACCCCAGTTTCTACCGCAAATGGTCTTTGGGGATCATCTGCACAAGATGTAACATTTAGTGCAATTGGAAACAAAACATATACCTTAACCGGTGGTGTTGATTATTCCCCTGCTGGTGGGATGAAACCAACTCTTGCAGATTTGATCACATCTTACGATAAGTTCTCCAACAAAGATGAAGTTCAAGTTGATTATCTGATTATGGGTCCTGGATTTGATAATCAAGCGGATTCTCAGGCAAAAGCACAATATCTAATTTCTATTGCGGAACAAAGAAAAGATTGTGTTGCTGTGATTGGACCTCATAGGACTGATTTAATTGGCATTACCAATACTACAACACAAACAACCAACCTTGTTAAGTACTTCAGTTCACTATCATCATCTTCATATGCAGTATTTGATAGTGGATATAAGTACACCTATGATAGATTCAATAATAAGTTCGTATATATTCCTTGTAACGCTGATGTTGCAGGTCTAATGTGCCGCACTAACATTGTTGCATATCCTTGGTTCTCTCCTGCTGGACAGCAAAGAGGAATTATTAACAATGCTATCAAACTTGCTTATAATCCAAATAAGGCACAAAGAGATCAACTCTATCCACAGAGAGTCAATTCAATTGTAACTCAACCTGGTATTGGAACTCTTCTTTTTGGAGATAAAACTGCTCTTGGATATGCATCTGCATTTGACAGAATCAATGTTCGTCGCTTGTTCCTCACTATTGAGCAAGCACTGCAAAGAGCTGCTCAAGCACAACTGTTTGAACTGAATGACGAACTGACCAGAGCAAACTTTAAGAATATTGTTGAACCTTATCTCCGCGATGTTCAAGCAAAGAGAGGACTTTACGGATTCTTCGTTGTTTGTGATACAACAAACAACACTCCAGATGTTATTGATAATAATGAATTTAGAGCGGATATTTTCTTAAAACCAGCAAAATCTATCAACTACATAACTCTTACTTTTGTCGCAACTCGTACAGGAGTAAGTTTTGAAGAAGTTGCAGGTACTGTTTGATATCATTATTCAATAAATAACCTAAGGAGGTAACGACCGTGGCAAGACTCAAAACAATCTCTCAATTTAAGAGTGCTCTAAGTGGTGGTGGTGCTCGCCCCAATCTATTTGAAGTTGAACTAACGACTTTCCCTTCGGGGATTAGTTGGGATGCAGATAAATTTAAGTATCTCTGCAAAGCAGCTGCTTTACCTGGATCAAATGTTGCAAGTATAGATGTTCCTTTTAGAGGAAGAACTTTTAAAGTTGCTGGAGATAGAACCATCGATGCTTGGACTGTGACTATTATTAATGATGAAGACTTCAAACTCAGAAGAGCATTTGAAGCATGGAGCGATCTGATTGCAAAACTTGACAATAACCTGGGTGCAACAAATCCTGGTTCATATATGAGCAATGCAACAGTTTATCAACTCGGAAGAGGTTCTCAGATAAACAGCACTACTAATGCAGGTGCAGATAGTTCTATCTTAGCTGCCTATAAATTTGTTGATATTTTCCCAACAAGCGTATCACCTATTGATTTATCTTATGATAGTGGAGACACTATTGAAGAATTTACAGTGGAATTCCAAGTTCAATCTTACGAGATTATAAGTTCATCTACAGCATCTAAAGTCTGATAAATAGACCAAAGGTATAAAAAAATAAATTATGGCAAGATTGTTTGGATTTTCTATTGAAGATAATGAACCATTATCTCAAGGTGTCGTTAGTCCTGTCCCCGAAAATAATGAGGATGGGACTGACCACTACTTGAGTAGTGGTTTTTTTGGTTCTTATGTAGATATTGAAGGAGTATATAGAACAGAATTTGATTTAATTAAAAGATATCGTGAAATGGCACTTCACCCAGAGTGTGATAGTGCAATTGAAGATATTGTAAATGAAGCAATTGTATCAGATACGAATGATACTCCAATAGAAATTGAACTTTCAAATCTAAATGCTAGTGATGGTATTAAAAAGAAAATTAGGCAAGAATTTAAATATATTCTTTCACTATTAGATTTTGATAAAAAGTCTCACGAAATTTATAGAAATTGGTATATTGATGGAAGACTTTATTATCATAAAGTTATTGATTTAAAAAATCCACACGAAGGAATTCAAGAGTTGCGTTACATAGACCCAATGAAAATGAGGTATGTAAGGCAGCAGAAAAAAAGCGAAAAAGATAAGTATAGAGTATCCAATATTAATAGCGATAATCCTATGGACTTTGAGTTTCCTCAGATAGAGGAATATTTTGTGTATAGTCCAAAATCAACATATCCTACAGGAAATCCTTCTTCTATGGGAGGATCTCAAGGGATTAAAATGTCTAAAGATTCAATTACTTATTGCACTTCTGGTCTTGTAGATAGAAACAAAGGATCAACTCTTTCCTATTTACATAAAGCAATTAAGTCTCTTAATCAATTGAGAATGATTGAAGACTCATTAGTAATTTATCGTTTATCTCGTGCTCCGGAGCGTAGAATTTTCTATATCGATGTAGGTAATCTACCAAAGGTTAAGGCAGAACAGTATCTTCGTGATGTTATGATGCGCTACCGCAATAAGTTGGTATATGATGCAAATACAGGAGAAATTCGTGATGATAAAAAATTTATGTCTATGTTGGAAGATTTTTGGCTTCCTCGTCGTGAAGGTGGTAGGGGTACAGAAATCTCTACTCTTCCTGGGGGACAAAACCTAGGGGAAATTACTGACATAGAATACTTTAAGAAAAAACTATATCGTTCTTTAAATGTTCCACCCTCAAGAATGGATGGGGAAGGTGGATTCAATCTTGGACGTTCTTCAGAAATTCTTAGAGATGAAGTTAAATTCAGTAAATTTGTTTCTCGTTTGAGAAAGAGATTCTCATATATGTTCCACGATATGCTTAGAACTCAATTGATTCTTAAGAATATTATTACCCCAAAAGATTGGGATCTTATGGAAGAGCACATTCAATATGATTTTCTATATGATAATCATTTTGCAGAACTTAAAGATGCGGAACTTCTCAATGAAAGACTGAATATGGTTCAAGTTGCAGAACCATATGTAGGTAGATATTTTTCTCAAGATTACTTAAGAAGAAAGATTTTACGTCAAACTGATGAAGAAATTATTGAGCAAGATAAGATTATGAAGAAAGAAATTGAAAATGGAATAATTCCAGATCCAAATCAACCAATAGATCCAAATACTGGTATGCCTTTAGACCAAACATCACAAATGGATTTGGGACAACCTGTTATGGAACCAGAACTCAATGCTTCTTCTACCGAAATAAATGCAAAACCAGTAGAAATGCCTAAGGGCGGAGAGATATAAATAAAGAAAATTACTTAGGTATTAAAATGGATGACCTCCTTGATATGATTGTTGCAGATGAATCACCTTCACAAATCAGCGACAAAATTAAAGAACTTCTTTTTATAAAATCAGCAGAAAAAATTGACGAATTTCGCCCAATTATAGCAAATTCAATGTTTAATGGAGATAATGAAGAAATAGAGGAAGAATGAAATCATTCAAACAATTTCTTTCAGAAAGTATAAGTATTGCCGGAGATTTTAACGGCAATCTTTATATTAATAATTCTGAACCTCAAGTACAACAAGTTGGCGAAGAATATATTGCTGATGTAATGTGGAATGGAAACTTTTATAGACTTGAACTAGTCACAAAAACTGGAATTCCATCTACAAGAGACCTTGGTGAGCAATTGCAATCCGATTATCCTGGAGCAGTTGTTCATCAGATTTATCCAGTTACAGAAAAAAATTTAAACATCAAAAACGCACAAAGATATCACCCATCAAAGTTAGAATGGATTGATTGATAAATGGCTCAGTGGAATAAAGTAGAACAAGATTATTTAAATCAGGAAAGGAGTCTTTTTGAAGTTAATATGATTGCCACAAAAGATGGCAGTCCAGTTTCTTTTGAAAATCCATTTCCAGTATCTCTTGGAAGTTCAAATATTACGATTAATGGTGATGTAAGTATTGGAGCAACGGTAGATGTTGCAAGTACTCAGGAAAATCCAGTTCATACTCACATCACAGAAGTTGGGATAAGTAGTATTTTAACTGTTCCATATCTTCCAGTTGGTGTTGGAACAGTAAATCTAAATCTTACATATCTTCCAGTTGGCATTTCTTCATTACTGAATACCGTAGCAATATCTAATACAAGTTTTTATATTTCTGGTTTTGGTTCATCGGTTTCAATTTCCAATACTTCATTCTATGTAACTGGAATTGGTGGTTCAGTATCAATTGCAAATACTGGTTTTTATGTCTTAAATCCGGTCACTTCTGTAACTGTTGGAGGAACTGTTTCTATTGCAAATACAGTATCAATATCCAATACTTCCTTCTATGTAATCAATCCCGTAACAACAGTTGCAGTATCAGGTATTGGTTCAACAGTCACAGTTCAGGGAACAGTAGGTATTGGAACCACTGGACAAGTATCAATCAACCTCAATAATTCACCAGTCAGCACTTCAAACCCATTTCCAGTCACTGGAACAGTATCAATTTCTACAACATCATCAGCATCTGTTACATTTCCACCAATAGCAACTGATGCATTTGGAAGATTAAGAACATCATCCCCACTCACACTTTTTGATAGTTCTCACAGATATAGAGATAACAATCTTTGGAGTGGTTTAGTTGTAGGAACTGGTTCTACAGTTGGATTTGTAACGGCACAAGGTTTAGTAAATTTAACTGTTGGTGTCGGAAGCACCGCATCAATCATTAGAGAAACCACAAAAGTATTTTCATACCAACCAGGAAAATCATTACAGGTATTAAATACGTTTGTATTCAACCCAACAAAAACAAATCTTCGTCAAAGAGTAGGATATTATGGCGCAGATAATGGAATGTATCTGGAACTTGATGGAAGTAATTTATATTTTGTAGAAAGAACTTATGTTCCAGGAGTTGTAACAGAAACAAGGATAGCACAAGCAGATTGGAACATTGATACGATGCTTGGTGCTGGTCATTTAAATCCGTCTGGTGTCACATTAGATATTAGTAAGGCACAAATTCTTTGGATGGATATTGAATGGTTGGGAGTTGGAACAGTTAGGTTGGGTTTTGTAGTTGATGGGAAGTTTATTCACTGTCATTCATTCCATCACGCAAACTTAATCACTTCAACTTATATTACAACGGCATCATTACCTTTGAGATATGAGATTGCAAATACTGGAATTACAACAAGTTCAAGCACACTGAAACAAGTTTGCTCTACTGTCATTTCCGAAGGTGGTTATGAACTTCGTGGATTACAACAAGCAATTAGTATTCCAATCAATTCCCCAAGAACATTAGGAACCGCAGGAACATTTTATCCCGTAATTGGTTTGCGTCTCAAAGCATCACCAAATCGTTTGGATGGAATTGTAATTCTTACCGCACTTTCTATAATGCCAATTAGCACTGGCAATTTTAATTGGCAAGTTAGAGCATCTGGAACTACTACTGGTGGTTCTTGGGTAAGTGCTGGAGATGATAGTGCAGTTGCTTATAATATTACTGGAACTTCTTATACTGATGGAAGAATTCTTGCAAGTGGATTTTTTAATGCATCAAATCAAGGAGCAAGTCAAGTTGATATTCTGAAAGAAGCATTATTTAAGTTTCAGTTAGAAAGAAATGGATTAACTGGAAGTCCTTATGAACTTACACTTGTGGTTGCTTCTGATGGTGGTAATGATACTGTTGTTGCTTCTATGGACTGGGAAGAAATTAGTAGGTAATTCGCAATTTATAAATAACTAAAAGTGTTGTATTTAAAATAATGGCTCATAGACCAGTTGGGGCAGGTTCCTCATTTACATTTACTGCAGGTGCTGCAACAACTTCATCTGCCTTTTCAGTACAATCTAGTGTTTTGAGAGTAGTTGCAGTTGGTGGTGCTGCCCACGTTGCAATTGGAGTTAATCCTACTGCAACCAATACTGATTACTATGTTCCTGCAGGCGATACTGTAACTTTAGGTTTAACTAAAGCATCAAATAGAGTTGTTGGAATAACAACAGGAACAACAACTATTGTTACTGTTCCAGAGGGAACTCAAGTTCCATTTGCGGTCGGTGATTATGTAACTCTAACCGCATCAGGGCAGTCATATTACAACTTTACAAATCAGCAAGTTTTATCAGTTGATACTTCTGCAGGTGTTAATGGATATTATCAAACCAGAATGACTGTGAATTACAATTCAAGTGGAATTGTAACTGCATTCTCCTCAGCAGATGCCTCAGTGATTATTTCTAATAAGATTTCCGCTTATGGGGTCGGTTCAGGAACAATTTATTTCCAACAAGTACAAATCACAGGACAAGCATAATGAAACTCATCACAGAAGAAATAGAATCAGTACAAGTTCTTACTGAAACTGTAAATGGTAAAAAGACTCTTTATATTCAGGGAGTATTTTTGCAAAGTGAGTGCGTAAATCGCAATGGAAGACTTTATCCATTTCAAATTATGGAAAGAGAAGTGAAGCGTTATAATGAAAACTATGTTCAAAAAGGAAGAGCTCTTGGAGAACTTGGACATCCAGATGGTCCAACCGTAAATTTAGATAGAGTTTCTCATAAAATAACTTCTCTAACTTGCGAAGGTAAAAACTTCATAGGAAAGGCACAGATTCTTTCTACTCCTATGGGAAAGATTGCAGAATCTCTTTTAAATTCTGGTGTATGTCTTGGCGTTTCTTCTCGTGGTATTGGTTCTCTAAGAGAAAATAATAATGGATATAAAGAAGTTGGTGAAGATTTTATGTTAGCAACTGCTGCTGATATTGTTGCAGATCCTTCTGCACCAGATGCATTTGTTCAAGGAATTATGGAAGGTGTTGAATGGATTTATGATGCATCAAGAAATAACTGGTTAATTGAAAATACAAAAAATAAAATTAATAACTTGGTAGATCAAAAATTATTAGAAGATTATAAGTTATCTCTGTTCAATGAGTTTTTAAACTCCCTGTAATTTATTAAAGTATAAATAAATATAGTTTATAACGTAAGGTTAAACGGAGAGTTCAAATGTCTCGTGGAGATTTACAAGAAATGGAAGTAGGCACTAAGCAATCCAAAACCGCTGTTAACGCAAATGCCAAAGCAGCGGATGCTATGCCAAATTTATCAGGTTCTACCCCAGGACAAACTGGTGGATGGGAAGATCTTGGGGGACCTACTCCCGAGAACTATAAGACTGATGATGATTCGGCAAAATTAAAAACACCCGGAGCAACTCTTAAGCAAGTTAAAGATGTTGTAAATAAGGGTGCTAGATCCGCTGAAGCAATGAAATCAGTTC